GATTGGCTTCTATGCGACGGGTCTGCATATAGTGCTTCTACGTACTCTGACCTGTATTCTGTTATAGGTACAACCTTTGGCTCAAGTGGTTCAAACTTCTTGGTTCCAGACTTTCGTACGTATTTCCCCGTAGGCGTAGGCACTGGCTTCACGCTTGGCTCGTCTGGTAACGCATCAGCTACATCGGGTACAGATGTTATCAAATACATTCCTATGAACTTTCTGATAAAGACCTAGCGATGATTACGTATCGCGGCGAGAAATTTGCAGGGTACAACAAGCCCAAGCGTACCTCCGGTAAATCAAAGAAGTTTGCAGTACTGGCTAAGCAAGGACCACAAGTTCGTCTGATCAGATTTGGTGATCCTAACATGACCATCAAGAAAGATCAACCAGCTCGTAGGCGTAGCTTTAGAGCCAGACATAAATGCGACAGCAATCCCCCTAGTAAACTTACAGCCCGCTACTGGAGCTGTAAGAAATGGTAAAGGAGAAACATATGGGATACGGTAAAGGAAAAGGTAAGGGTAAAGGTAAAGGCGGTAAGTTAGGAAATCGCTGCTAACCATGAACATAAAAGAACTCGCTGCTCAAGCGTCTATTGTACTTAGTAACCCTGTCTTTGAAGAAACCTTTAAGACCTTGGAAGACAGTCTAACAACCGAATGGAAAAGCAGCGACGATCCTAACCATCGAGAACTTTGTTGGATGCGTATCAAAGCGTTACATTCTATAACAGAACAACTAAACGCTTTTGTACACAACGATAAAATTGAAAACTACGAGAAATGAGGAATTAAAGATGAGCACGGCACAGACCAATCCGCAAAGCGCGGAAGTCAATAAGCCACAGCTTAGCATGTTCGATGTTATGTTTGGAAGTGACGAGAGCACTAATCCAGAACAAACAATCGAAGAACCCGTTGAACACGAAGAATACGAAACTGAGTCAGAGTTTGAAGCTGAAGCTGATGACGAAGTTGAGTACGTCGAGGACGACGGTGACTACGAGGTAGACGAAGAGGAAGATCAACCGGAAACCCAGCGCTACTACATCAAAGTTGATGGTCAAGAGCAAGAGGTCACTCTGGACGAACTTCGGAACGGCTATCAGAGACAAGCGGATTATACCCGTAAGTCTCAGGCACTTGCAGAACAGCGCAAGGCTTATGAAGCTAACCTCCAGGCAATTCAGTCTGAACGTGAGCAATACAGTCAAGCTCTTCAACTGATGGTAGCGCAGCAAAAGAATGAGCTGTCACAGTACGAGAACATCGACTGGAAAACTCTCAAAGAAGACGACCCTATGGAATACATGGAGAAGCGTCTGGAGTTTCAGGAAGCACGGGACAAAATTGCCCGTGTGCAACAAGAGCAGCAACGAGTTGCAGCCGAACAGCAGCAACGAGTGCAACAGCAATTGTCGGAGATAATGCAGACAGAGTTTACAAAGCTCAAAGAAGCACTTCCCGCCTATGCTGATCCCAGCTCTAACCTGAAGAACGAGTTGCGGGACTACGGGTTATCCCTTGGTTTCTCGCAGCAGGACTTGGACTCGATCTCTGATCACCGTGTAGTCTTGGTATTGCACAAAGCAATGCTCCAAGATCGTGCGGCTCAGGGTACAGTTCGTAAGGCCAAATCTTCAAAGCCTGTGCCCAAGGTTGTCAAGTCAGGAACTCCTGAATCTAAAACCCAGCGTAGCAAGAAAGCATCGCAACAGCGTCGGGAGCGCTTGGCTAGAACCGGTAGTACGCGAGATGCCACTAGTGTTTTTCTGGACTTAATCTCTTAAACTAAGGAAACCAAACTAATGGCACAACCAACTGGAGTATATGTAACCTACTCCTCTGCGGGTCTCCGGGAGGATTTGGAAAATGTGATTTACGACATCTCGCCAACCGATACACCATTTATGTCTATGGGTGGTCGTTCGGACGCGATTGCTGTAAACCACGAATGGCAAACGGATGCACTTGCAGCCGCTAGCGGTACGAACTATCACGAGGAAGGAGCTACGCTCACCGCTGCTGAGCCAGCGGCGACAACTCGCCTCGGAAACATCTGTCAGATTGCTCTGAAGACCACGCTCGTCTCCGGTACTCTTGATGCAGTATCAAAGGCTGGTCGTCGCGAAGAGCTTGCCTATCAGATGACCAAGCGTTCCGCTGAGCTGAAGCGCGATATGGAAACATCTCTCGTAGGTGTCAACCAAGCCAAGACCGCTATGTCAGCAGACAGCACGGTTCGTAAACTTGGTTCGCTTCCAACTTGGGTAAACACCAACATCTCCAAAGCATCTGACGGTGCCAACGGTGCTGGCGGTGGTGCAGCAGCACGTACCGACGGTACAACTCGTGCGTTCACCGAATCTTTGTTGAAAGCTGCTATTCTCTCAGCTTACAACGAAGGCGCTAACACAAAGTACCTGATGATGGCTCCTGCTCAAAAGCAGACCTTCTCTAGCTTTGTCGGTGTCGGTGCTACGGGCGGTGCTTCCAACCGTATCGACGCGGCTGATCAGCGGATCATCGGCGGCATGGATGTCTATGTCTCCGACTTCGGTGAGATGGCCGTTGTCCCTAACCGCTTCCAGCGTTCACGCGATGTCTGGTTGCTTGACCCAGAATACTACGGCATTGGTTACCTGCGTCCGTTCTTCCAGAAAGAGGTTGCTTCAACCTCCGATGGCGAACAGCGCGCAATCATCACCGAGTACACTCTCGTTGTTAAAAACGAGAAAGCTCTCGGCGCTGTATACGACCTGTCGTAAGTCTAAAACGGGGAGGGTCCTAGTGGCTCTCCCCAATTAGAGGTTAGTATGGATTCCCCTATTAAAACAAAAGCCAAGTACGATCACGAAACGGACAGCATGGTTGTCCACCGTGTGCAGGACATTGAACCCCTGCTAGAACTCAATAAGAAGGAACTTAACGGCGACTCGATGTACGGTCCACAGGTTAACCCCGGGATGCGTAAGGTCGCTAGTATTCCACTGGTCGTGATTGAAAAGTGGAAGAGAGAACTAGGCATCGATGTCTTTAACAAAGACCACATGCCCAAGGTTAAGCAGCTTCTTAATGATCCTTCGTATAGGTGGCTTCGGACACACGAAAGCAAGATCTAATGGCTCTGTCTAACTACGACCAATTAAAGACAAGCATTGCTAACTACCTGAACCGCTCCGATCTGGACGCGGTTATTCCTGATTTTATAACGTTGACCGAACGCAGGCTAGATCGAGACATTCGTGCTCGTGCTAACATGGTCCGTGCCAACACCACCACCATCTCTGGCACGGCCTTTTACAATCTTCCGACAGATATGCTTGAGCTGCGTAATGTTGTCTATGACAGCACCAACAATAGCTACGCACTTTCGTATATGTCGCCTGAATCGCTGAGCCGAGAGTATGGTACTTACACCAACGGCGTACCACGCGCCTACTCTATTATCGGCGAGGATATTAAAATTGCTCCTACACCTGACGGGTCCTACACACTCGCAATCAATTACTATGAAGCGCTCACCCCTTTGTCCTCTAGTGTCGCAACTAATAACATTCTTGACAATTTCCCTGAGCTGTATTTGTTCGGCGCTTGTGCTGAAGGGGCTGTATATCTTAACGATAACGAACAGCTCCAACGCTTCTCAGCTCTTTACCTAGAAGCGGTCAATTCTGTTAGAGCTGCTGAAGACGCTGCTAGATACAGTGGTACAGTTATGACCATGAGTGTCCAAGGTGATCCAGGGGGTATGGTCCGTAGAGGAGCATAAGTATGTCTAACCAGTTATTTACAGAAGCTGGCGTTGGTCTTCTTACAGAAAACTTTATAGCTTTAGACAGAGAATACTACGTACCCTTTTGGACCAATACGAACAATACGCTTACTCAGGAAGACCAAGGCAACTTACTGTTCCAAGACAACAGCTACATTGTCCTTCAGAGTTACGAAGACACAGACTGGCCGGGTGAAGCAGCGAACGAAACCAACTTTGATCGTACGATGCTAAACATAGTTCAAGAAAACGGCGATAACCTTTTGTTCCAAGATGGTACCTTTATAGCTCTTCAATCGTTTGGTAGCACGGTATGGACACGCACTGATGGTTAAACAAATTTTTGACATCAACGGACTACAAGGTGGTTTTACTTTTAACCACGACTTGTCTCCGTACGACATGCCGCCAAATATGTTCAACGATGTACAAAATGCTAGGTTCATAGACAAGAAGGCTGGTCGTATAGACGGTCACACTCAAGTTCTAG